CTTCATACCACTTTGGCTTGTTTCCAGCTTGCAGTATTTGAGCAAGACCGTCTGCTGACTTATCGATGTTCGATTCAAACTCAAACCTAAATCCACATTCGCAATACCGAGTCCCGCTTGCTACAACTGCCTCGCAGGCCGGACATTCTTTCCTTGGTGCTTCGCCGGGCTCTCCAGACGAACTCTTAGAAGATGCCATTCCAAACTCAGGATCATCTATCGCGCCGTGTCTTCGCGTGTTGCCACCAAAGTCTAAGACGAGGCACTCTGTTTTGCCTTTCGCTAACCGCAGTCCTCTTCCGACCATCTGAGCAAACAAGCCGGGGCTGAGTGTCGCGCGACACAAGGCTATGAGATCAGTCTTGGGAGCATCGAATCCTGTGGTCAGCACTGAGCAGTTAACGAGCCACCTAAGAACACCATTTTTGAAGTTGTCTAAAATTGCTTCTCGTAAGATTGGAATCGTTTCACCGGTGACAACAGCAGCACGCTCGCCGGTCTTCTTCTCGATGATTTCAGCAAGGTCTTCTGCATGCTTAACGCTGGTGGTGAAACAAAGGCACTTCTTGCGATCCTCAGTATTAGCAACAGTAATGATCTCATCTACATTTGCCTCCACGGTTGCCTCAAAGGTGCTGGCAAGTTCAGAGAGGTTGAAGTCCCATCCAGATCGACGCACCTTGCTTGTATCGACCGTTGACACGCTTGCAGTCCTAACTGGGCAGATGTATCCACCTTCGAGCATCCTCTCTACTGTGACTTCGTAGGCAGCCCCGTCAAACATCTGATCTGGTCCGACGATGGGTCCACAGTCGAGTCTGAACGGGGTTGCAGTCAATCCGAGCGTTCTTGTCTTAGGGTTGTAGGTCTTCAGGTCTGCAAGGAACCTCGCATACTGAGTATTCTCGTTTGACGAGACTTGATGAGCCTCATCGATGATAGTCAGTTGCCTTGCACCAAAGATGTCAGCATGACCTGAGAGTGACTGAATCGTTCCGAAGATTATGTCTTTGTCTGTTTGCTTCCGGCCAAGCCCGGCGCAGTAGATCCCCGCATCGACATCAGGACAGAAACGATTGAGAGCAGCAAGGTTCTGCTGGACGAGTTCCTTTTGCCTGCATATCACAAACCCTCGATACCCTACTGAAACTAGTCCTTTGCAGATGTCTGCAATAATAATCGACTTCCCAGCAGCAGTCGGAAGGACGAGGACGGGGTTGCCCTCAGAGTTGCGTACATAGTTCCAAAATCCGTTAACTGCATCTTGCTGATATTCACGCAGGGTGTATTCGTATGGTGGTTTCATTGTTGTTCCTTGTGGTTGAAAAAAGCACCCGCATCAGGAATCGAACCCGACTGATCAAGGAATTTTGAACCTTCCACGGAACCAGTTCCTTTCATTGTGTAATGTGACCAGCGACCATTCGTGCGAGCATAAAAAAAGAGCACATCAACGCCGTGCTCAAAGCGACCACCCTCGCGAGATAGGTGGATTTTTCGCACATAGTCCTCGCCAAAAATTAGCGAGAAAGGGCCGAGTGGAATCGAACCACTCAAAAACCATTGACCCAGGGGGGGACGCTTAAAATGCAATTGGACTGGATGGCTCAACAACGCCAGACTCAACAGTAGTCGTATTCTGCGACTTTGAAACTGCATGATATCGTTTGACATCAACACCTACACCATATCCGGTATCAGGAGTGTTCTTGATGTCTGCAACGACAACCTTCTGATGAATCTCAGACGTGTCGGTGATCTTTTTAATTCCGCAGCACTCAAGCAGATTTCGGAACTGCTGATGACCAATCTCCGAAGCTTTCGGGTTTGGGTTGACCACGTTGAAATTTTGAAAGATCACTCGGTTCTGGAACTCGCCTGAGACAATCTGGAAACGCACTTTGATGTACTGACCAAGCTTAGGATCATTTGCTTCCTTCGCTTTTTTTGTGAGCATCAGATCAGTATCGATGACTACCATCGTGTACCTACCAGCAGGTATTTGCTCGTACTGAGCGTCCACTTCTACATCATCACTATTAAAAATAAATTCTGCCATAGTTTGCTACTTTGTAGTTGAGGTTAAAAAACATTCGACTGGATCATTCATGTCAATCTTGTCAGCAAGCTCGATCCTACGCTTGCTAACATAACTCGGATGTGAATCCGACTTCAGTATCCTGCGACCTGAAGTGGTCGCGATTCCACGCTCGCGACCAAACCCCTCGTCTTTGCTACTGACGAATGTTTCGATCTCGGCGTGCAGCACTTCGTCTGCCCATTCGAGCAATCGCCCGCAGGCCTTCTTGCTTAACTTGGGCTGGACCCTATCCCACGATGCACCTGAAACAGACTCGACTTTCTTTGTCTCTTCATGTGCAATCAGAATTACAGTCTTCCCAGCAGCAATGCACAAGTCAAGTTGCTCGAAAAGCTTTCCGATCCTTCGAGCCACCTCGACTGTACCTTTTCCAAAGTCTTGCTGAAACCCTTCAGCATGCAAAGCATCTTCGACAAATTTTTCAAACCAATCAATCGAGTCGATGATGATTGTTTTGAATTCCGATGACGATGCCTCATTGGTAGCTTGCAAAACTTCCAACGCGGTGTCAACAGACAATCTTGCGACATCGATGTCTCCTGAACCATCTTCGGTCGCGATGACGAGCGCATCGGGAAACCTAGATGCCCAAGTGGTCTTTCCCACACCGTGCGATCCGTAAACGCAAATGCGTCTTGGCTTTGCAACTTTACCTCGTTTTACTTTTTCAAGTATACTCATCTTTTCTTTTTCTCCTTGCTTTGATTGACCTTTCGGCCAACTCTTGTGGTGTAAAAATCTCGTAAGCCCCTCTTACTTCAGACACGTTGTAACAAAGACCATCACTGGCAACGATCATCAAGTCGATTGATATGTGGTTTTCGGAAATCTCGACATCTGCTCTCAAAAAAACTGGAAGCAAATTGTGCTTATCGAGTCCTTTAGTATTCACCAAAGGGCTTAGATAATCAGTCCGAAAGTGATTTGATATCAACCCTGCTGCTCTACGAAAATTAAACTTAGAAGCTTTTTTTTCGCAGGCATCTGCTTTCCTTAATAACCAAGTCACGAAGTCAGGGTAGTTTTCGCAAGTCAGGTTTACGTTTAAATAGTTGCTTTTTTCCTCCATTTTTGCTATATCCTTGTCTCTTCTTTCCGATTCTAAGCGTGTTAAGAGATTGTGGTCAAGATGCAATTTCAAGATTTTTCGATATCAGCAAAAGACAAACTTTTTACGCTGGTTATCAACAAAGAGTTGAAAAACGGGAACACAGGCCGAACAAAACACTTTTCCGCTGCTCATCGGGACAAGCAGCAATGGCTTGCTGCGATCCCTCATAGTCGCGTGGTAGCCACGCCGGAAGTCGAGATGACTCTCAGGCAGTTCTACCATGAAGTGCTGTTAGAAAACGTCTTAGCACAGCGTGTAGGACTGGTCGTCGAGAGAGTGCTCGGCAAACGACAGCGTCTTTGGGATCACGATTCTACTCTTCGTGGAGCAAAAGAATTGGTTGATTCGTTGGTCACTTATGGCATCTTGGAAGACGACAGCGCAAAGCACGTTGCATGGTGCTTGGGAGTTCAAGATCCTGATGACAAAGAAAACGGACCCTACGTCCGCGTACACTTTTTTGAAAGCCAAGGATGAGCAAGTCAAATCGAGTCGGGATCATCGGAGACAGCCACTGCCCGGTGATGCTAGATGGATATGCAGAGTGGTGCATGGGCATCTTTGAGCAGTGGCAGGTGAACCGCATCATCCACATTGGTGATCTTGCCGATCATCACAGTGCAAGCTTTCACGAAAGTGAGATTGGCTTTACTGACATCGTCGGTGAGATGGAAGCTGCAAGGGATCAGATACAGCACATGCAGAGCATCTTCGGTAAAGACGTTGAGGTGATGACGGGAAATCACGATGCAAACTTGCAGCGTAAGATGAAAGCCATTGGCCTTGATCCTTCACTTCTAAGAAAGCAGGCTGAGATATGGGGCATCGACTGGAAGTTCCACCCGAGATATCACAAGTTGCAGATTGACGACTACCAAGTCTTTCACGGTGACCAAGGACGTGGAGGCAAGACTCCTGCAATTGCCAAAGCAGAATCAGACTGGACATCGTCTGCCATAGGCCATCACCACACTGCTGGAGGTGTCACTTGGGGATGCAACAATAACTCACGCTACTGGGGTATGTCTGTCGGTTGTGGCATCGATCATAAGCATGCAGTCATGGCCTATGGTGCATCGTTCGCTCAGAAACCAATCATCTCATGTGGCGTTGTGATCGATGGGGTTCCTTACTTTGAACCGATGCCAAAGAAGAACAAGTATGGACGCAAGCTCAGGTAGCCTTTCTTGCGTTCTCAATTGCTTTGTTGAGAAGTTGTTCTGCAACAAGCTTTTTCATTGTCTTTGGAACAAGTCGAAACGCCGGGATCAGGTGCTCTGACTGAGACATCAAGTGTGCAACGATTGTGTTCTTGTTGTCTTCGCACCAGTTGATACCGTATCTGTCCATCCTAACTGCCATGTCGGAGCACCCGCATCCAGACTTATTTTTAACTGCCCAGTCAGGTATTAGTTTGCTTAGTTCAGTTCCTACGCTTTGATTCTTAATTTCTTTTGGGTGATGATACAAGTCTTGAAGTATTTTTCTTGCTTGATCAATTTCGTTTACATCAAAAGCACTAGGGTTGTTTTGCATGACATGCAAAATAGCAGGAGATGCCTTATATGCATTTTCTTCTGTAATACCCTTAAGAGATCGAATCAATGCTTGAGCAGAAGGGTTGTTTGTGTCAATGCCAAGTGATTTAACAATAGATTTCACTATCACGTTATTTTGTCTCCGCATTTTGTGCCAGAAACGGTGAGTCTAGTTGGGTTTCCGCTGCCTACAGTTTCTGAACAAACTGACTCACTAGGAAAGCCAATCAAGGTGCAACTTGCTGCATCACCAATGTCAATCAAAACGTCTGTATAGAACCATCCGTATTTGAAAGAGTTGCCACTCCCTCCTGAACCAAACCAAATGTATCGATAATTACTTCCTGCTGAAGATGTAGTTGCTACTCCATAAAGCTTGGCAACTGTTGGGTAAGAAACTGTAGACATTTCTGAAAAAGAGCCTACCGTTGTTTCTTCTGTTGATAAGCCTTCGTCAATAATAAAAAACGTCAGTTCAAATTCCCCCGAACCATTTCTGCAAAACATTGTGCATGTGCTTGTCGATCTATCGCTGTGGTCAAAGCATGTTGCTGTTGCAGTACCCTGCCCCTCGCATGGGCAATCAGTAGGTTCAAACGATTCCCCATTCATGCAAATATACCAAGTGCGTCCAAATGGGTTTGTAGAAGGATTGTATTCTGTGTATCGATAACAGTCTGTTCCGCTTCCTACATTGCTATAAGTTGCCCAAGTTTTGTATATGCTTGCAGCACCAAGGCCCTTCCCTTTTGTTGATTCTAAAGTGCTATCAGCATCGTAAAGGTAATCCCAAGTCCATCCGCAAACAAACTCAGTTGACGATGTGTTATCAAGCGTTCCAAACTTAGTGCCTAAGTAGTTGTGGACTTCGCCTGTTACATTGCTCCATGTTGGGTGTCCGTCTTCCCAATCGCCTTTAAACCCGCTAATTAAGCATCCGCAACAAGGATCGTAGTCAGCCCCTGACCATGTAATTGTGCATGAATCGCTAGAAGTATTTCCGTTCAAATAAAGAGTGTCTGATCCACTGCAAGAATAAACGGGGTTTAACAGCGATCCAGTTCGGTACACTTTTGTTGTACTTGTCGAACTATCAATAAACGAAAGACGATGCAAACTTACAGGAACACTAAAGGAGTCAACTCCGCTTGCGTGCTCTGTTCCAAATCTTATTGCAACCTGAGATGTTGATCCTGTTGTGCAGATTAAAAAACCAAATACATCGTCAGGCCCCTCAATGGTTGGCTCTTGCGATGCAGTTATTCCAGTCAGTCCACTAAATGAAACAGATGTTCTGTCAATGCCGCAACCACTGTTTGACATGCATCGCAATTCTTTGACTTCACAGTCTTCTGTCCCATTGCACCCACAGGACGGGCATCTTGCACCCATCCATTTCATTCCGTTTGCCATCTGTACTTCCTAAGCTGGGCAAGAGACTTGAACGATGACATATTTTGCACCTTCCTTGTAGCAGGTCAGCATTGCACCGGATGCAATTGATTCCTCCCAAGGATTGATAATGTCTACATCTGCAAGACCTGCTGTCTCGTAAGCAGTTCCCCCAGAGTTGATTTGCAAGATGTCTGCTGTCCCTGTTCCAAAAGTTAATCCGCTTGCAGCAGTGATTGCTGAAGTTGCGGTCAACTGCTTTAGGCTTGATCCAGATGTAGCATCAAAGACCCAACTTCCCCGAAACCGAAAACAACTGATGTAAGCGTCTGCCTCAACATCTTCCTCGGCAAAGTTCCAGACCTCGACTTCGTTTGTGTTGTCAACAACCTCACCATCCTCAGTGATGTGAACAACAAAGCATTGAGCACTTGAGCACTGTCCAGATGCTTTGGCATCAATGCCATCAGAAGGTGCTTTGACAAGTATTGTCTCAAGACCATCGGGAGCACCAATCTTGCGTCCTCTCTCAAAGTTCATTGTCTTTGAGAACTGAGACAGGTTTTCTGCATCCTTACGATTATTAAATCCAAAGACAGTCATTTTCTAAGCCTGCAAAAATGTCGAGAAATCAATTCTGTCTTGACTTCGGAAAAACATGTACGAAGGACGGTCGTCTGCTGCGCCGACTGCTGATGGTACTCTTACATCACCATCTTCTTCTTTTATGTAGCAAGTGGATGGTTCGTTTGTGTTTGGACTCACAAAGGGCTTTAGCAATGCTCGGTCCCAATAAGTTCCTGGTCCGGTATCGCCAGGAACTAAATAGTGGTCATCAACCAAAGGCCTTGCTTGCAGGTGACCGTATTCAAAAATCTGATTTGCTGTCTCTCCTTGTGGCTCATTGTTTACGACAACCTTAAATTCATTCGCGGCAAAAGTAATTGGATAAGTGACTTTGGCAGCAGTAACCTCACCTCCTGCAAGTTTCACCTTTACCTCAGATGCCTTGACTGCTCCGATCATCCAAGAGTCTTTGACTTGATTTCGGTATGTTGCTGAATTTAGCTTGTAGCTTCTGGCAAGCATTGTTGAGAAGTCAATTGATGACTCGTACTGAGTCACAATGATCGTCAGTATGGGTACAGTTTCAACGATAGGGTTTGTAAATGGCGTGCCTGTGGGAAGCCTCCAGCATTGCTTGTTATCTTTATCGGACCAAATTGGCCGAAGTTGACTTGCAATTTGACTTGCAACACTCGGAGTAATGTCTGTCAAAGCAGCAGGAGGACTTTGAGGTGCTCTTTCAGACTTAATCGGATCTGGACTTTCAAATCCGCACTCGACAATGAATTTTAGTCCATTGGTGGTGTCTCTTGTGACATTTTTAGAAATGCAAACAAGATAGGGATTGATAAGACCTGAGTATTCATAGGTCGTTACGTTGACTGCGGGCAAGTCAGACAAAGACCTAATGTGGTCAGTGCTAATGTCAGCAGGAGTAATGTCTGCACCTCCACCGACTCTTGCTTTGTTCACAATGACCTGATACGAAACGCTTGCAGTCATTTTAAGACTGTCTGCGTTGTGCCTAGTTGCACCAGACTTGCCATCTCTTAACTGACATGCAGTGTATGTGAAATCGCTAAAAGCTGTCATTCTCCTACTCCTTCAAATTGTTTGTCTTCGCCACCAGTGAGTTCTCTGGTTTGCTCGGCAACTGTTTCTTTAAAACTGGTTGCAAGAAACATTGCCCATTCATTTGAGGTTTCGTCTTGCTCTTTTGCTTCTTCTAAGTCTCGATTGTACCTTGTTCTTAGTTCACTAGCCTCTTTCTCATAACCTTCTCTTTCTTTTTTTGAGTCTAAGTAATCAGGTGATCTAAAGTCTGAAGAAGATGGCATGCTCTTCCACTTATCGTAAATCCCTCTTCTCTTTGCTTTGTATTCAGATTTGACTTGGTCAACGGCAGACATTCCAAATTGAGGGTTAGGAATTCCCTTTGGTTCAAATCCTGTGATAGGGAGAAGTTCAGAACGTGTTGATTCTTCGAGCATGCCTGCCCTTGCTCGCATTGCTTGCTGATGCTTTGAGTTTCTTCTGGAATAACGAGGACTCCAAACGCCGGGTTTTGGCCTTGATCCTTCACCGTTCATGATTTTCAATTGTTTGGTTTGCTCTTGCAATTGACCAAGACTTTTCATTGCAAGGTTGCGGTCTTCCATCATCTTATCGCGAATAAAGTTGTACTCGTCGATAGTTCCCGGCCCAAGATTACCAGGAAGACCCGCTGCTTGCTTTGCTGCGTCTGCCAAGTTTTCTGATGTAGTGTCTGCAAGCAGGTTCGGATCACCTCCTGTTCCTTCAGTAGAGGTTTTTATGCCTCTTTTTTCTGCTTCTGCTCTTAGTCTTTCTTGCTCTTCTCGATCTTGCTGCAATCGCTGTTGCTGCTCCAAGTAAACTTCTTGCTCGGACTTTACTAACTGGGTCCAGAACCTTTGCATTCCAGTTATTGGCTTTTTGTACCATTCAACATCTTCATCAAAATAAGCACCGAAACCGGATTTGAATGCTCTTGCAAATTCATTTGTGCCGACTGACCCCGGCGAAAAGCTTGACGAAATACCTGGCCCGACACTTTCTTGTTGTTGCTCGCCCGGTTCTAGAAGTCTTCTTAGCCTCAATGTCTCTTGTCTTGATTTCTCAAGCTCGTTTGCTTGAGAGATGACACTGCTTGCTTCAGAAAGGACTTCGTTCAAGCTTTTTAATAGAACTGAGAAACCACCTTCACCACTCTCTCCAAGGTTTGCAAACAAGTCATTAAAGTTGTTTGTGAGCAAATCCAGTTGACCGTTGAGAGTCTTAGACTTCTTTTCAAGACGACCGAAGTAAAGACCTCCTTCGTTGGTTGCTTTGATGAGAGCATTGTTAACATGCTCTGCACTAATCGCACCTTCTTCCATTGACTTGGCAAAGTTGGTCATCGAAACGCCAGCTTCGTCAGCAATGATCTTTAGAGAGAATCCAGCATTGATTAACTGGTTCTTTTCCTGACCCATAAGTTTGCCAGCAGCGTTGACCTGAGCCATTGCTCTTGTGAGGTTGTCAAACGCTTCTCGTTCGCCTCCTGCCGCGATCCCTAGCCTTTCGACCATGTCTACAATGTTGTCAGTCTCAAGTCCGTAGGATGCCCAGACCCTTGCGTTCTTTATTAGACCAGCAGTTGTTAAAGAAGATTCGCGTGCAATCTTACGAAACGCATTTGCAGACTCTTCCCCAAACTCTTCACCTAAGAAGACTTTTAAGTCGGTTGCTGCTTCTTGCAGATCCCCGAACTCTTCCATCATCCTTGCAGTTGCATAAGCACCAGCAAAACCTGCCGCCAGTCCAATTCCCGCTGGACCTCCAGCCATTGCACCGATTCCGATGCCTCGACCAACAGCAGCACCACCTCGACCGCCAAACATCGACGCAGCAGCACCTCCGATGTTTGCTAGGTTCATCCGAGAGGATGCAGCAGCATTAGCATTCTTTGCTTTTGTGTTTAAAAGCAATTTATGAGTATGCTTATTTATTAAAGCATTCTCTTGAACGTATTGCGCACGCAATCTCTTTTTTGTGTGCAAGTACGCTCTTTCGTCTATCAGATTAGCTTTGAGAGCCTTGCGTGCTTGCAGCAACTCCTTCTTATATCTCTCCAAAGGAGTTCGCGTTAGGGCAATATCCTTAGCAAGCTTCCTGCTCATTTTGGAGGCTGTTTTCAAACCTCGGCTAAACAAAGAACTGTCTGCGATGATGTCATATCGCAGAGCACCGATGCGGACGTTATTACCTGCCACTGGTCAACCTCTTGAGTGCTTCGTCGGGATCTAACATGTCCGATGAGGACGTTGTTTGCTGCTCGGCAACTTCAAACGCGATCCACTGATCAACGAGTAGAGGACTTACTGAGTTCATCCAGCAACACGGGTCATCGATGCCCAGTTTCTGGCAGATTCTAAACACCCAACGCAACCTGAAGTTTTTGTCGAAGTGCTTTACAAGCCGATCTACTCGGCCTCGTCGTTTCCCTCAAGTTCTCCATTGATCAGCATCACTGCTTCAATGAATGGATCAAGTTTGCTGCCATCAAGAGCAAGCAAGTCTTTTGAATCACCTTCGTTGAACATTGCTTTGCCGTCTTTGTCGCAGATGTGATCAATGATCAAATTCACCCTGCGTCTTTGCTTTGACTCGTTAGTCAAATTACCGTTTTTGTCGAACATGTCTGCAATCCTCTTAGATCGCTGAAGCTCAGTCGAAGGCTTGACGTACAAAACGCCAAGTCCTTCGATGTTTACTTCTTTGACCTCAATCTTGCAGTGATCAAGCAGTAACTGTTTCGTCAGGGAAGTCATCTTTGTAATCCTCTTCAGGTAAGTCATCTGGATCGAACTCCGGTGGCATCACGCCACTGGAACTGTCGCCAAGCATAGCACTGACCTCTTCCTCTATCAAGGATTTATCAACTGGAGAAACCCGACCAATGAAACATATCGAGCTTCCAAAATCCCATGACTTGTAGCCAACCAAAGTGTCATCGACGACAACTCGGTATTGCTTGAATACCTCGTTTGAGCCGGTTGCTAGGTTCTTGCCTTCACAGGGCAGAAGTTCGACTTTCATTTTTAAGACTCAACTGTAAATGCAGGTCCAGTTTGACCATCGTAGGCAAACGTCACGTTGACGACTGCAAGATTGTTGGTGCTCAAATCTGGAAGACTATAACTGGTAATAAAACCTGTCCCAATCAAAGTTGCATTGGTTGTGTTAGTTGAAGTACCTAACGCAAACGTAATCGTAAGTGTGTCAAGGACTCCAATGATTGCGTCAAAGTCAAAAGTTGGATCAAAGATAATTTCTAGCGAGCACTCGCCGGGATCTGTTAGATCGCCAGGAATGTACTTCATGAAACCCGTTGTATCGAGGCAACTTGCATCGATCTTATCTTGAGTCAACTCAGGAAGCGTAAGACTACGCACGCATCCGGTAATTGCATTGGTTGTGAGGACCGCAGTTGTGCCTTGGCCGGTCATTCCTTGGTAAGTCATATTTTTTCTTTCCTTCTAGAAGGAGTTATAAGAGATTTCAAACGTTTGAATTGTGCGAAACAGCCAGTGGTCTGTACCGTCATTTGGTTTGTCGACTAAGTAGACTCGGCCAGTATCTTGGCCGATGCCTTTGATGAAAGTACCGCTATAAACACCTCGCTCACCGTTGAGTGCTGCCCTTGCTGCTGCGTGGAGTGCATCAGCTTGACTTCGTGTTTCACCGTAGCATTCTACTCTAATTTTTGCAGTTTCAAATCCAACAAACCCACTTAGGCAGTCTTCAGCAGATTCTGAAACGATGTAAAGCAGCAATGCAGGCATGACAGAGTCTTCGGGAATGAAGTCAACAGTGACTCGATTACCTGCAAGTGATGTCACGGTTGCATCATCAGCAATGATTTGTCGAACTGCGGTGGCTACACTCATGGCTTGAGATACCTTTTCATGCGTGCTTTAATTATCCGAATCATTGCCTGACGCTGAAGCATAATTGTTGACTTGGCAGCAGGAGCAAGCCACGGGCGTTGCATATGCATCCTTCCGCTATCGCGGCCCCACATCACATGCCTGGCTGGTCCTCCGCCTGGCCGGGGTTCGTGGATGTGACCAAAGTTGTATTGGTAGTAGTCAGTTCCAACGATTGCAGTGCTAGGCTTTCTTTTCTTATACGGAAGAGTCTTGCGTGTAACCGCTTTGCTCATGTCATTTCCGGCAGGCGTGCCAATACGCTTTCTAGGCTTTTGCCCCCACAAATCTCGCGTGCCTGTCTTGCGTGAGTTTCCAAGCTTGCCTGTGTAGGGAATGTTGCGTCTGCCAACAACTGCAATCTGGACCGATGCCTCTGTCTCCACGATCTCAGCCGCTGCTTTGACCGCTGCTGTCATTACTCGCCGGTGCAATTCTGAAGGCAAATGGTCGATCAGTTTTCTTATCTCTTTGTCGTTGGTCAAAATGTTTTGAACAACACCTTTTTTTCCACCGCGCCCCGGTTTCTGTTTGATGATTCTTTCTGCTTCTTGAACAGCACGTTTTGCATAACTCATTAGTTGTTTTCACCTCTGAGCTCCACGCGGATCTCCATGCTGATTCCATCGGGATCAGATGTGTTTGTGATCCCGTACTTTACCCCATCGATGATGCATCGATCTTTTACAGTGATGCTCCCAATCCCAAAGAACTCACCGAAGGCAACGTGAGTTGTTTTCTCAGTTACCATGCGTCCTCGGAGCACCTCGCCACCGACCGTTGTGACTAGCTCACAAGGCCAACCAGACGAGACAGCGGTCCACGAGCTATCATCTGCGTATGTTGGTTGACCATAGGCATCAACCGACCCATCGTGCCGATAAAATGTTGCTGAGTGTCGTCTGAATCCAATCCTCTTTCTGATACTCATGGATAGGACGACCTCGCGAGAAGAGCAACAATACGCTCGTAAGCAACTTCTTGGCTATGCAGTGCAGATCCCTCTTGAGCAGGATCAAAAAACCATTTGCCTACACCAAGCATGATTGCCGTTTTAAAGAGTCTTGGTACGCAACTGGCATCTGGCCCATACCCAGCACAGAAGTCGATTACAACGCCATTGGGGTCGTCTGCGTAGACTTCAGGCCAAGTTGTGCCTGCTGGGGGAAAGATACTACATCTCCCTTTGTCGAAGATGTATTTGTCGCTTGCTAGGGTGATAGTGTTTCCGTCAACATCGACGTACTTTACAGTTGTGATTGAGCAAACTGCTTTTTTGTTTAGCTTTACCTCAGCAGTGTCGCTTCCCCAGTTAAACCTGGTCACGCGAAAGTCTGCTGTAATGACCTGACGGTCAAGGTCTTGCTCAAGACGCTCCACCGCTGCCTCAATTAGCAGCGTGAGATTAGCGTCATGAGTGGTATCACTTGAGCTTAGTCTTAGATGAGACTTTACTTCGCTTAGACTTACCGGCAGCACGCTTGGTGCTGACGTTCGCATCAGAGTCCAGTTTGTCGTCATCTTTGACTTCCACACAATTCCCAAATGATATTAAAGTCTTCGCAACACCAATGTTGCTAATGACCACCACGGCCCCGACTTGATGACCAAGGCAGGGCTTTAAGATTTTAACTCTCATGATCAAGTAATAGTGATCTTGGAGAGAACTTCAGGTGCAGCCGCAGCAATATCAATGCGGCTTGTGCAAACCACACCGATTTGATCGTTGACTGCAAACAACTGGTCGAGCACTTTGAAGCTCAACTGACGACGATCACCGAAGTAGTGACTAACGCCGAGGTCACCGAAGACTGCAAGCAGGTCGTTGGAGGTCGATGAGGAAGCACCCGGCACAGCGTTGCAAAGAACAACCTCGTAACCAAAGAGGCTTCGCTGGACTCCAGCAGCAACGTCTGCACTGGCGTTTCCACCGGCAGCGTTGAGCAGGTCACGAACCTGACCGTTCCACAGGGTTGGGTTCATGTAGAACTTAGGATTCAGCCCACGCTCTTGACCACTGGCAACCACCATTGCGGTGAGGTCAGTAAGAGCAAGTGCTCCTACCGAAGCAACATTGGTGTCAGCAACATTTGCATCACCTTCGATGCCACCTGTGTAGATGGAACCACCAGTGAAAAGATTGTCGTCTTCAGCCTTGCTGAAGCCCCAAGCCAAATCTTCGACAACAGTGTCAAGCATCGAGATGATGCTGTCTTCAGCAATCTCAGATGACATCTTTACAAGACCGGCCATCTTCTTTGCCGTCAATGTAATCTGAGAAAAAGTTAAAGAACTTTCCGTTACAGCTGCTGCCTCATTTGGGTAATATATGACCGAGTGTCCACTGATTTTTGGAACGCTCCAAGTCGTCGAACCCATGACAACTCTGCGACAACTTTGCCGCGCGTGTCCGTATTCTTCTACTAAATTAATTAATTGGTCGGAAAGCGGAACTGGAACAGAAAAACCGCCTTCAGCATTTGTCAGCGACTGTGCGGCCATGAAGTCCTGAGCCTTCTTGTTACCGCCGATTGCTGCCAAGAACATGCCAGCTTCGTAGGCATCTTCGTTGTTATCGAAGTGCCGTGATTTTGCGTATCGAGCTTTGGCTGGAATTGCCATTTTGTTGTTTTCCTTGTGGAGGTCTTCCGAAACACTTGGCTGAACACCAGCCGCAGGAGCGTCCGCTGCCTCCGCTGCAAGCTTGCGCCTTGCAACGATCTCAGCTTTTGCTTTCTCAAATTTCTTTGCTTCATCGTGCTTTGCTTCAAGTTCCTGCGCCTCTTTATTGAGGGCGAGGATTTGCTCCTGATGCTCCGCAGATGGACTGTCGCCAGCAACCTCGATCAATGCTTCCACATCGACCGAGATGTCGGCAAGTCTATTTTTAATATCTTGCAGATTCATTTCTGATCCTTGTTTTCAATTTGTCGAACGGACGGTAAAAAACGCCCGTCCACATTTTTGCCTATTTACTCTATTTTGACATTTTTGTCAAGAATCAGACTTTAGACGCATTCTGATTCTGCGTGCAGATGCCTCTGCAACCGCTGCATAAAACGGACTAATCACCTCAGCTTTCTTTTGAGGTTCTTTCGTCTTTCTGCTGATTTGATTGATCTCGTCAATGAAACCGAGGTCATAGGCCTGTTCTGCTGACATCCAGGTTTCTGCTTCCATCATTGCAAGCAGTTCATCTTCAGGGATGTCTGTCTTGTCTCCATAGGCTGATGCAATGTCAGCATCCATGAGCTCTAGAATTTCAGCCATGCTTCTGAACTCGACGCTATTGCCCATTGCAACTGTCCAGGCACGGTGAATCATGAACTTTGCATTTGAGTTCATGACTACTCGGTCAGCAGCACATGCAATGACTGTGGCAATGCTTGCACAGATTGCATCGATGTGGACTGTGATGTTGCCACTGTACTGCATGATTGCGTTGTGGATCGAAAGACCGTCTGTGACGCTGCCACCTTCGCTATCGAGCAAGATAGTCACATCCTCCCCTGCATGCTCAGACAGAGCACTCAGAAAGTCGTCTGCTGAAATATGGTTTTCAAAGTCTCCGATCCCGCCACGCATGGTGATGGTTCCGGCAGTTGTGTTAGTTTCAAACTTCATCTTGATCTTCCTCAATTATTATTAGTGGTTCTTCATCACCTTTTGCAAGGTCGTTGTCTTGTGGGATGTTCCCGCTTCCTGCGTAGTAGTCATCGTCAAGACCATCCACTGGATTCATCCCGTGCATGGCACGCACCTCGTTGCCTGAGATCACTCCCTGCTGACGCAAGGTTGATGTGTAGCTTGCAAGGAACTCCAGATTGTTTGAGTAAATCGACTTTGCTTCCATGCAGTATCTGAAAGTGCCTGCTGATCGTTGTCTCTTGGATAGTAGCTTGAGATCGCATTCGCTTTCAATCTTTGCAATCCATCGGCCAAGGCAGTTTGTGAGGTATGCTGACTGACGCTCTGTGACCGACTTATACGATCCACCCGAGTTGTCACCGAGAACTGTCTCAAGCAAGAAGATGATAGCTTGGCTTTCACGTCCGAACTGACGCTGGGAAACGTACCCAGTGCTGTTAGTATCATGAGGCAAAACTTGTGCTTTCATGCCTTCTCTTATCATTCCGGTCTTGCCAGTATTATCGAGTCCCTCATGAGCCTCGTTGAACTGATCCAAGAAGTCTTGAGCTTCCTTGGCAGTCCTGAAAGCTCCGCGTGGTGCTTCCAACAGTAAACCCGGTCGTCCAGCGTTTCTAAACGTCGAGCCGGATGCTTCAGCACCAGCAATCGCAAGGCCAAACTGATCACGCATGATGTCGAGCAGGCTTTCTCCCCACCAACCATTCCTAGACAGTCCCATGACAAGCAAGACATCACGATCTGGAAGTCGATACATCGTGCGGTCATTGCCTGCTTCAGTTTTCAATGTCCCCACGGCAGTTCCATCATTTATGCTGACGAGATGCCAGCGTTCTCCGTCTGCAACTACTGTTGTTGTGTCTTCAGCTTGAATTGGAAGCAATCCGATTGGTTGACCGAGGCTGTTACGCTCGATGTACGCTCTTCCATTGCCGTATAGCAAAGCATCAAGCATCACTTTTTCAAACAAAGTGAACTTGGTAAAAAACTCATTTGGATTGCGTATCGCCTTGGCCCCAAAGTCACTTGGGAAAGGCATCTCTTTATAATCACGCATCTCCTTGCAGTAGATAGGCATCTGCGCCAAGTGACCGCTGATCTTGCTGACCGCGTTGAACACCTCTGGGATGCCCAAGACGCTACGCATGGTTATGGGGATGCCACTGGAGGACTCACCACCTCCTAGCATCTGAACAAGCCATTCCGATGGGTTTTTGAGGTTTGATGTTGCCTGAGCAAACATCTCTCCTACTTTGCTGATAAACATCTTTCGATCCTAATATGTGAAATAGCCATTTGATTTAGATTGTGCATGCATCGCGCGTCCCAAGGCCATGGTCATCGCAACAATTCCATCGATTTTTTCAGCCGATGCTTTCTTGTCGTACATCACTCTGTCTTGACGGTCATGGACGAGCACTGCGTTGCCGATCATCCACTTCAGGCAGGAGTTGCCATCGTGTAGAAACCGGCCATCAGCAATGCATGCACGCAGTTCTTGAATTGGTTCGTTTTGATACCTGCAAGACTGCGTCATCGATGCTGGCTCAAGACCTTCTGTTTCTAGCCTTTCTGCTGTGCTCTGAGAGTTGTACGGATCGTATGCAACATCATAACATCGATACCTCTGACATTCACGCAGCAGATCCCTTTCTAGCTCATTTGTAGGGAACCTGGTCGTCCTAATAAGGTCATTCTCGATGAAGTCGGCAAACGGTCTTTGAGTGATATCCCGCGTGGTATCAGTGGAGATATACTGCCACGTTCTGGCCTCGTATCGGTAGATTGGGACTTCAGGTGCGTGTTCATCGACCTGAGTAAACTCACCTGTTTCAAATCGAGCCACCAGTGCAAACGCTGCTAGGTCGTCGCGTCCTCCGAGGTCAACGCCGCAACCTACTGCATCAGCATCTTCCCAATTAGAGAACTCACCGGCGCAGGCATCCCACTGCTCAAGACTGAATGCAGCAGAATTGCTTGATGTCACAATGTTGCAGTGATACTTCTTGAATCGACGCTCAACGATGACATCTGTCTTGGCAGGCTTGGCTTGATCCTCAAGGTACTCAGGCATGATGGTCACTCCGAGGCACGGGTTTGCCTTGACCCAGTTTTCGGGATCGTAGACATCGTCGTCCTCGTCGAGTTCGTAGTTCAGAAAGAAGTAGCTTTCGTCATGGAAATCAAGAGACACAACACCTTTGCCGTAGTTGTATTGCTCAAGCCACAGAAACGAGTTGTCATTACCTGCTGTGGTGATGAACAGAGTCAGTGGTTGTGACCTAGCACCACCTTGAGTCAACATCGTTTCGACGAATGCTTTCTGTCCTCCGTCACTTCGGAATGCTGCCAGTTCATCGATGACTGTTAGTGAAGCAGAGAAACCATCAAGAGGTTTGTCTGAACCAACGCAGAATATCGAGCCTTGATTGTGTTTGAAGAATATCTGGTTGTTCTTCAGCGTGCTCATGGAAGACAGTTCTTCGGACTGAGCACGCATGCGACATGCTTCAGCAAACACAACACGCATAGACTGCTCTTTCTTTGTAGCCGCGAGGAGCACCTGAGCTACATTCTCAAAACCTTTGCTGACTGGGTTGTAGTCCATTGAGCCAGCAAACAATGCAATGGCAGCGGCAAGAGTTGACTTCCCATTTTTTCTAGCTGGGGAAATCATTGCCTTGGAGAATCTGCGGCAATCATCTGATGTTTTTTTCCATCCAAAGATTGAAGCAACAGCAAAGACTTGCCAAGGTTGCAGGATTAGTGGTTGACCAACATCACGCCCGATGGAGTGCTTGATCATGACCGGAAAGAACGAGACTACTGCCTCTGCATATTCACGGTCAAAGTAATATGGGAAGTCATCGGTGCGTTGCTTTTCAAGATCGCGGATGTGTCGCTTGATTGCATTCCTGACCGTCTTGCAACTTCGGATCTCACCTGACTGTACATCCTCAATGTACTGATCCATCTCTTGCATTGGTTGGTAGTGCTCGAAATCAAACGACATCACTTGCCGCCTAGTTTTTCAAGCAACTGTCCTACCTTGTCACTTTGCTTCGGCCCCTGTGGTGTAGCCAGTCGAGTCCGCGCCGATGGAGTCAGTGCAAGCTCTTGCAGCAGTTTCATGTGGTTCGCCAGAAAGCGATGGTAATTCACCGCGTGGACAGTGCTCTTACCACCACCTCGCTGGCTTTCAATTTCGATCCCATCCTTACGCATGGCTTGAATGCACAGCAGCAACTCTCGATAGTTGCATGCGTAGGTTTCGATTATGGGACCATCCTGTTCACTCAGGCATCCCATTTGCTGCATAGAATCGCAGGTTTCTTCAAAAATCTGAAGAGTAAGATCATCTGCCTGACAGACAAGAGAGGGCGAGGGGCGTCCACTAATACTTTCGATAGGCAAGATTCGTGTTCTTGCTTTTTCTTTATAGTGACCCTCGATTTTCGCAAGGGTCGGATGTGCAGGAGCTTTTCCTCGCCGTCCCATACCACTCTCTCATCTGACAGACAATTCCTCAACCACAAGGAGATGCACCTATATTAGCCAGATAACCTAAAGTGTCAAGCATATGAGTGTCAAGTGTTCAGAACATACTGAAGAACACCATCTTTCCCCTGCTCAAGTCGTATTCGATCCGACTCAAGCAGATCCTCGATAACATCCTTTCGAGTCTTTTTTGAGAGCTTGTCGTACACGCTGATGCGTCCTTTTGGTATCCGACCACCTCGATTCTTCAGTGCAGTCAGAACTTTTTGCCGGTCTGCATCTGCCTGTGATTTCACCAGTTCGGTTTGCACCTTGTGAATGGATCGATAGGTCAACCGTTTGACGACAAGGATTGCACGCAGTGTATCGGCCACTTCAACAACACCATCATCAACAGGTCCAAGTCTTGAGCACGCAAAGAGCAAAGCAAGTTTTTGTATCTTGTCAGCAGTACGCCTCCAGAGTCCTGTGTTTTCTTTTCCGCGTGTTGAGTTGAGTTTGATCTCATCGGATAGAGCAAGCAATTCGTTTTTTGACTCATTGCTGAATGTCCAGTTGAGACGATTGCCGGGGAATGATTCAGGAGGCAAGTTACCGTGACTGCTTGCCTCACTCCAGGCACGAGCTTTTTCTACGATGCTCTCAGTTGCTGTCATCTGTTTGTAGATGCGTCCGAGTGAAATGTCGTAGTGCTCCTGACTGAATATCAGCAGTCTACCTAGCAGTCCATCGTTGACGCTGTCAGGAGAGAACCGTGAGTAGAAAAGATCGGGAGTTGTCGTCCCGTAAATAATAGGAAACGGTTCGCGGACGATGATGTTGTTCTTTGCATCGGCGCGGCAGTTCGGTTTCCATTCTGGATCACCGGACGATGAGTAAGCTTGCTTGAGAAGCTTGCCCGTCTTTGCCATGTAGTGATTTGCATCACCCATCTCTCCGAACATCTCTGCTATCTCATCAAGCTGGAAGAGTTGCACGTTCTGGGTCTCAAGTGATTTCACAAACCCCTCGCCGGATGACAAGACTTCAGCCCCTAGCACATCCGAGAAACCTGCACGGTACAGAGTGTCCCGCGTGAGTTTGCGTCCGAAATCTTTGCCTGCACCCGATGGTGCAAGACCTACCATGAAGAGATTCGGATGCGTGCCTTCAGCCGTAACTTTTCCGCAGGTGATAGCAGACATGGTTGCAAGAGCACTGGCAAACGCAAGTTCCGGTAGCCATGACTCAGCAAGCTCTTTATTACGCGACATGATCTCGGAGATTAAGCCCGGCGCATCAAAGTCAACATCCTTCAGTTCATACTTCTTTCGTGACCTAGCCGACTCCCAAAGTCTCCTGACATCAAGCTCCATCTCTTCGGTGTGCTCAATCGGCGCGTACTTAAACTCTGACTCTCCCTTTGGTTCTCTTGGCGTTCCGTTCTTGTTTGACGACCTCACAAGGCTTGTGACCTCATTGAGAGTCAATGGTGGTGAGACATTAGCAAGTTGCCACTGCTGAAGCAGAGCAATCACCAGCGACTCGTCGAGTCCGAAAGAAAACAAGTGACCGGCAAGCCCGAAGAGTCCTGAGTTGCGTCCACCCTCAGAGATTGGGCCAATCTTTGAAAGATAAAGCGTTGCGCGCTCAACACCCGACTGACCCGAAGGCATGACAGTTTGTTGCTGTGGCTCAGGTTGCTCGTTAGTTTGTCTGAGTGCAACCTTGACCGCGTTGCGTAGCATGTCAGGATCATCTTTCCCGAAGATGCCCTCACTAGGGATCACATCACCTGTGACAGTCCAGAATCTGCTTTTGCCGTAGACCTCGATGGCCTGAGTGCCTTCGATGATGTTTCTGCAACGAAACCCCTTTGGCTTTTCTCCAGCAACAAGTGCTTTGAACCCTTTACCACTCGGAGATATCTCAGCGTAGCAATCACGCTTGATGAGATCCCAAACCTCTCTGGCCCAAGGTTGCATCTCACCTGACTCAGTAAAGCAGTCATCGAAATCAAACCCGGTTACCGGATGATCGCAGGACTCAGTTCCGATCTCGAAAGCAAGTCCGAGGTTGTCATGATCCCTGCTGAGTTGCTTGTGAGCCTCCACTGCAATGTCAAAAGTCGTCCAAGTTGACGGGTCATTCGACCTTGCTGACTTCATTCCCGAAGTAGCCTGAATGGGGATCTTTCTTCCCTTAACGTCTTTCCAAAGATGCCATCGAGGGATGATTTTGAGCAAATCTGGAATTGGTGAATATTCAACTTTCATGGTCTGAAAATCTGTGGTTGAGGACGAGGTTCGACGGAGTGTCTCACCAATCGGGGGGTAGAGCATCTTACTCGGATGGTCCTCCGAGACAAGACCAAATCTGAAAAACGGTCTTTTTCATCTCGTTTTCATGAAAAAAAGAAACGCGGGAAGAGCGTAAATAACGTAATAATAATAATAATATATATATTTTCATACTTTTCATTACTACTCCCTTTCTCTTCTTCTTTCTTTGTTTGTTTGTTTGCTTTAGGCCTCTGAAAAAACGGAAAACCGTGAAAATGGATTTTGACTTTTTGGTAAATGGCAAATCGACCCTCGACTGGAAGTCCCGTGTCCAATTCTAGGCGTCTGACAGCCTCTGTGTGGCCTTTGGATGCAAAACTTGTCTCATCACACACGTTTTAGGCAAAATGGGCAGAATGGGGCCTCCTGTGGCTTGGAAGCAATATTGAAAAAATGGTTCATCTGGTCTTGTTTTTAGGTCGATGAAAGCTCTATATTCGGTTTTCCGGTCAACCAACAATGGAGTCAAAAATGCCACAAGACAATTCTGTAACGATCACCATCGATGAGTATTTCGAGTACCGAGGCCAGTACATCGGAGTGTGCCTGGGATGTGGTGATACCCGCGATTGCTGCGAACCAGACGCTGACAACTACCTCTGCGAATCCTGTGGAGAATTTAAAGTTCAGGGAGCAGACAATCTTCTTGCGATGGGATTGGTCGAATGAGCAAGTACACCATCAGTTTCGACTTCCGAGAATCTTTGGGAAGTCATGAAGGTGAGTTCATCGACGGAACAGCCAAGTTTGAGGAACTTGAGCCTATCCTTCGCAACATGCAGGCCAGGTGCAAGACATCGAAAGATTCCCCTCTAGTAAAAATACGCTGGGGAGTTTTCAACAAGACGTTGATATCTGGTGACATCTCAAAGTGTCTCGCGGGAGTCTCCGATCACAAAGATTGAGTAGTTTGCTTGCTCTGATAAAATGATCCAACCACCGAGGAAAAAATGAATAAAGAAGAAGTAGAAGAATTGCTCAAACAGCGTAAGCAAGATTTATGCAACAAGATTGCTGCATACTCTGAGCTACCAAACAGCTTAAAAAGCGAGTATGAAAAACGCAGAATGATTCAGTGTTCATCGCGATTGTTAGAAGTATCACTCATTCTCCAAAAGCTAGGAATCAATGATGCCGAGTAAAAATTGGCGAACTGTAAATCGTGCAATTGATTCAGTTTGGGAGATCATCATGACGATAGAAATCTCAGAGAAAGAGCGCGAGCAATTATGCGAGCAACTTAAACAACTCTATGAAATAAGAAAAAGATCATGATTATGGAAGATTATTTTCTGATTGGTGTTTTTACGATACCTGTAATTATTGGTATGATTGCTTCCGCGATGAGCATCATTGACGATCTCAAGCACAACCACATTCGAGAAAACTGATGACTAAAAAATTACGAACGACTGCCTATCGTGCAGCAACTAGAGAAAAGTTTGCGCGCATCTATCAAGACGAAGGTACGATGGGAGTCGAGGCGCTCATCGACATGTTCGGAATGGAACCAAATGAGTTTCATGGAAAAGAGGTCTATTCGAGCAAAGTCTACATCAAAGCACTCTGCGAGGCTCTTGAGCGAATGCATGACTGGCAGCAAGATGCCGAGGATCTCTTCAATGCTGCTAACGAAGATGAGCAGCGTGAACTGCGTCACGAAAAACCTATTCTCGATGAGATCCTTTTCTTGCATCTCATCTGTGATGAAGTCGAAAAGACTGAAGAGCCTGTGCTGCTAGTGCAGCAAGTAATCGATTGTGAAACCGAGTGAAGTCACCTTGCACTGGAAAGTGCATACTCGATGTTGGAGTATGCACGGGTTGCCTGCGTACAGCAGAGCAAATTCACGATTGGCGTTTTTACTCAGACGACTACAGAGAAAAATGGATTGCTGCAATGAACAAAAGCAAAGAACAAGCCTCAATAAGAAGACCTGAGACAATTGAGTTGTGGGTCCAGCTTACCGGCAAAAAATTGTTTTGGTGGGAACCGCTGGGTGACTCAGGGAGCTTTGTCGTTTGTGATTCAGAGGCAACAGAATACATCGTCAGGCAAAATGATGGTGACATTGAGTTTCGTCAGATTTCACGATAGGAGAACGAGATGTCTGTTTTTGAAGTAGCAGGTATTTGTTATGCATTAACAGCAGTAGTAGCGATTTATGGGATCAGAGTCGCTCCTTTGCGTGATGACATCGATGATTGATGACGCAAAAGCAATCGCAAGAGTCATACGCAGTGTGACAGAGACTTTCAAAAGACGAGGATGGAAAGTCAAGCTCGCGAGATCACCAAAGAGCCTATCGCGGTATGTCCATGCCTCGCGAGGCAACAGAAAACTGACTGTCAGAGTCAGCGATCACAGACCGAATCAAAACACACGTTTTGATTTGAGCTTTCACCCTAGATACTATCGTCAGACGCGGTTAGCATCGTACCTCGATGGCCGCAAGAAGAAACCAAGAACACGCAACCACAAATGGAGAAACAGATGAAAGCATGGCGTATAACCTGGAAAGACAAAAAAGGATTTCTTAAATCTCGCTACAGAACCTCGCAGGGGGATGCTCTCACAAGAGTCACGCGAGCGAAAAAAGAAGGATCTCAAGTTAGACTCGAAACCGTCGAGATCCCGACCTCAAGGTTTGCTTTGGTAGACTTTTTGAATTCTGAAATGGACTCAGTCGATTCGGAGTCATCAATATGAATATGAAAAGGTTCACTTTCATTTCAGATAGACAACCCACTGCTGAAGATGCAAACCCGCAAAGCTATGTGCTCGACGAGAACTACGCTTTCATCAAGTGGTTCAAAGTAACACCCGAGCAGGCTTGGTATCCGCTACCGACATCGAGTCAATCGCAAGAGCAGAAAGTTAAAAACCTGCTAGACGCAATCGACCAAAAGCAAACCAAAAGGCCAGTGGTAATTCCATACGAAATTGCACACTGGATACTCAAGGTCAAAGAAGCACGGGAGGAATTGCGATGATTTCCGATCCAAAATACCGATGGGGAATACTGATGACTACCAAGCATGCAAAAGTGGAGGGGCTTTGTACCCTGAAAGGATTTGACAAATGATTGAACAACAAACTGAAAAGTTGCTAAAAGAAAACGCAAGACTTCAAGAGGAAAACGAATGTTTTGAAGCGATGAAGGAAGGCGTTGTCATCCGAATCGCTGATTTAGAGGACGAGAACTTGCGACTGCGTGATCTCGTAAGAGATTCTTACGTTGAAGGTAGATTAGCCTTGGGTGCAGCAGAAAACTGGGCCAGCAGCAAATCCAAATCAAGACTTGAGGTGAGCAATGAGTAAGTGGATAACTGACAGACTTCCGACATTCGATGATGCTGATGATTCAGGTGATGTCTACCGCCCCAGGGGACAGCAGTTTGTGACATTGGCTTGGCGGTCAACGAGCGACGCAAAAGCGGTGACGAATGGGTTGATGAGACAACCTTCGTCGATGTCACGCTCTGGGGCCGGAACGCAGAGGTTGCCAACGAGTACACGCAAAAAGGCAACAGCGTGATGATCGAGGGCCGGCTTAAATTTGAATCGTGGGAGAACGAAGGCCAGAAGCGGTCAAAGCTCAAGGTGGTCGCGGATCGCCTGCAGTTGCTTGGCGGCAAGCCGGTTGAGCAAAAAGCAAAACCGGCAGCAGTGCCGGCGGCCAGTGAAAAGTATGACTACCAAGACCCACCGTTTTAAGGAGAGCAAAATGGCGAATACGTCACTAGTGACGCGAGATCGACGCAAAGCGTTTCAGCAAGTCGATCAACAGATTCAGAAATCTATTTTAGCTATTGAGTCTGAATCAATTGTCTTGTCACGCAATTTGCGGGAAATGGCACAGGACAGAGATGACGGCAAGCCTTTGTGGAGCGAGGGTGGTTTTAGTTCGCTTAAAGCCTACTGCGAGGATCGTTCGATTGGCAAAACGCGGTTTCGCGAGTTGATGTATACCGGTGAAGTAGTTGAACGATTGGAGTGTGAAAATAGGCAAAATGATCGGAGCCTTCCGATGCCATTAAATGCCGGTTCGGTTCAGCCGATGTACACGTTAGCAAACAAAGATCCCGAAGCTATCCCCCAGGTCTGGGATTACGCAATCGAAGTAGCCAGTAAAGACGATTGCCACCAACCAGAGCAGCGGCATGTCCAAGAAGCAATGCGGGAGTACAACGCCAAGGGCGGTGATCTCCAAGCAAGCCGACGTAAGTATTCCAGCCGCGAACGCGAGTTAAAAGAGCATTGTGAAAACGGCTGGACCGTCGTTGCGAATATCAATACCGATCACGCATTGATCAGCTGGGCCGAGGCAAAGGGGAGATACATTTACGTTGGTCGCGGGTCGAAGTGGGGCAACCCATTCAAAATGGGCGATGACGGCGACCGAGAAGCTGTTTGCGATTGCTACAAAAAGCATTATGTCCCGTACAAGCCAAGCATTTTAAGCGACTTAGATTCTTTGGCTGGGATGGTCTTGGGATGTTACTGCTCACCGCAGAGATGTCACGCAGAAACCCTCGCGTCACTCGCAAACAAGGAGAGTTAAAAATGCTTTCCGAATACACATTGGTTGCGCGTGCAATGCCAGATGAGCATCAGAAACTTGGGACAGCGATTTGCAGCGTAGGGCTATGCCCAGACAAAGGATTGATTCGGGTTTATCCACTGTTGGCTGAAGTACCAATGAGTCAATGGAGAACGTATGAAGTTGCAATAGCAAAAGACGCATCTGACACTACGCTAAACGGAGTGCTCCAGAAGTGGCATTGTATCGTTGAGCATGAGATGTGGTTTCCTCTTCCAAAAGCTCCTGAACCGCGTGAGCACCTCGTTGACCGACTGCTTGAAGTCATCGATGAAATGCACGATGGAGAGGCAGATTGGTCAGAAGTCTGGAAAGCAAGAAAGGCACTGAGATGAGCAATAAAATATGAGTCTCTCCGAACTCATGACATCGGTCTTACAGCCGATATTCGACCTGCTTCCGAGGATCTCACAACGCCCTGCAAGCAATGAGTGGGGCGTTCGCGATAGTTGGCTCAGTGGTGTCAAGCACTTCAATGGCCCATTGCTACATGTACCAGTCACTACTCATGCGGAATATTGGCCGAAATGTGAAGTCCCCATAGACACTGGTCTTCAGACCCTCACCACCGCTGACAACAAAACTGTCAGCGTGAACGCAACCCTCATCATCAAGATCGAAGATCCAGTCGTTCTGCGGTCGATCTGCGAATGGGAAGGCTATGAAGAGTGGATCGCGATGAAAGTCAGGGGAATAGTCCAGGATGTCATATGCGGTCACAACTGGAGGGACTCCATTGAAAGAGCGTCTGACTTCATCGAGCTTGATGCTGCTGACCAACTCATGTACGCAGGCATCGAAGTTCTCCAACTCGTCTTAGAAGACGCTACAGAGGTCATTCCACTGAGAATCCTCAACCCCTACGGAAGCTCAGAATGAGATTTTCGGTCAACCGCGTTGACACGTTAGGTCAAAACGCTCAAAAAAAGGGCTTTTTGGCGCGAGCATCGCACCAGACGTCGTGACCTTGGGGGGTCTGGGTAAAATAGGGAGGGTAGGCAAGCTGGAGAATCTAGGCAGGGTGGCTAGTCTGCGTGCGTCTAGGGGGCTCCGCGGCTGGTGGCTGGTGGCTTGCATTCTGCGCAGCTTAGGCAAGATAGGCAATCAGAAAATCTTTTTTGTTTTCTTGCGAATTTTCAAACCCGTAAAATTGTCCAGGGTGATATTTGCACTGCGATCAGCGGTGAGC